GCCAGTCGGACTTTAGGTCCCCGACATGCTTGGTCACTCTCTCGCCCTTTACGGGCTCGTGAAATTCCAAAGGAGTAAGTGTTTATGCCCTCGTCTGATACTTGGCAATCTCAGTTGACTCTCTCACGAGAATCTTCTGAGGGCCGTACTCGGTCTTGGGTGAACACCCCACACTTTGGAGCAATCGCTAAAGCAGATAAGCCGGTGAACAGCTATGGTGATCGTCAGTACCGCGTTAAACAGACGCGGCAACTTATGACGAGAACCTCAGCCGGTAATCCGACTCTTACAACTTGGAACGCAGTTCCTTACCGTAATGACGAAGCCATTACCTATGCGCAAACCTCACGGATTGCAACTGGGCTTGACGACGCCATGAAGGCTCGGATGCTGAATTCTGTTAAGTTGAAAGCTTTAGTGAAGATTGCCGATGCGAAGGTCAACGTTGCCGTTGCCTACGCTGAAGCTAGCAAGACTTCCGATCTTATCCTTGATGCGGCTCGCCGTATTCATGGTGCATATCGGTCGTTTCGCCGAGGCGATTTGAGAGGGATCGCCCAAAACCTTAACATCACCCCTAAACGGCTCCATAAGAGCTGGTTAGAGTACAAGTACGGCTGGATGCCGTTGCTAATGGATGTTAAGGGCGCCGCTGAGTTTTTCGCCCAGCAGCACGTTATCCGACCTCCTGTGTTTCAAGTGTCCGCGTCCGAGGAGGCCACGAAGGCTTATCCCTGGACGTATACCGATGAAGCATATGGAGGAACTGCACTCAAAACTCAAACTGGGTTGTACTCATCCCATTTGAAAGTTAGAGTGAAGATCTGGTGTGAGCTCTCCAGCCCACACTTGTCGGAGTTGCAACAGATAGGGCTCACGAACCCTGCTCTGGTTGCATGGGAGCTAGTCCCGTTCAGTTTCGTTTTCGACTGGTTCGTCCAAGTCGGAGACTGGCTGACGGGTATGACTGCTCTCCATGGTGTGACCGTGAAGCGCGCAATGTATAGCATAGTTGAG